GGCGGGTAGGTGGTCCATCATGGCATTTTCAAGGTTTACCTGCTTTTCTTCCTGTTCAAATTTCAGCTCAACAATTATATCAAATGCCTTTTCCAGTTCTTTTCTTTGAGGTTTATTCATCTTGTTTCCTTTAGTTTATAATTACTGGTTTATAATTTTCATTGCATCATTTATAGCATCATTTATAGCATCATTTTTATTCATAGCTGTATAAAAATAACCATGTTTTAAAGGGTATTTTTTACCATTAATATAAACTTTGTACCCTTGTAAATATCCAAAATATTTTTGTGCTATTGTTTTTATTTTCATTTTATTTATCCCCTTTTATAATTCTGTTATTATGTTATTATTATTTTCATGTTTAAAATTACCGGTTGGTTTATAATTCCAATTTTCCGATAAATCCAAGTGTGTTACAATCCAATCTTTCGGGCTGTATTTATTATTATCTTTTTCACAGCTAAATTTTCCATATGCAAAAAATTTAATTGTTTCACCATTTTTATTTGTAGCTATATATTCAAGCTTCATTTTATCCCCTTTTATTTATAATATTCTGTTATTGGTTTTTTAAAATTAGGTGGTAAAAATTCATTATATAATATTTCACCATCTAAATTTATAATAAGAGAGTAACCTGGATTTAACATTTTACTCCTTATAATTTTTTTTGCAGCGTCTAAATTTTCCGCTGTAATTTTTGCAAAAAATTCATTGTAATCTTTATAATTTTTTCGAGCTGTAAAAATTAGATATTTATTCATTGTTTCCCCTTTGTTTTATAATGCTGTAATTTTATAATAAACATTATCATTGGCTGTAATTTTAAACCAACTTGCAAGATGTTTTATTACATGTTTATTGGAAAATAATCCCTTTTTTAAAATTATAGATTTGTTGTTTAACAATTCATTATCAATATAATTTTTTAAATAAATTGCCTTTTTTACGTTATTAGATATGTTTTTCATTGTTTCCCCTTTGTTTTATTGTTATTTGCGATGTAATACTATCTAAATTCTATTATTATGAGACAGGCGGCGGATCCATACCGCCGCCGGATAAAGTCCGTTATTTAGTTGCTTATCCCTGCTATATAGCTATTGATATTATAATATAGGTCTTTTTTGGTGGTATATCCTGTATGTAGTATATTTTTTACACCGCCGCCGTTGTTTACTATTTGAACTAATTGGCAGCCGCCGTAAGCACAGTCTATATAATACGTGCCAATATTAGCGCAAAGCTTTCCGACTTTTTTTGAATAGGGCTCGGGGTTGTTGTTTGTTAGCTGGTTTAAATATGCTACCCTGTTTTCAAGGTCTTTGGTTGATATTCTCATGTTTTTTATCCTTTTTATTTAGTTATTGTTTAAAAAATTTACTTTTCTGTTAATACTGTTTAAGTATTTTATTATACCATTAATTAGTTTTTGTTCACATAATCCACGCTGTGCAAGTAAAATCATATTTTCACTAACAAATACTAATTCCTTTTTATCATTGTAAATCAAGGGTTTTGTTTTCATCTGTTTTATTTCCTTTATTTAGTTTATTTATTGTTATTTAGCTGTATTGTTCAATATCTTGGATTACACTGTCTCCTTTTGATTAAATTACAAATTCGCTGTAATCTGTCCATAAAGATCCATTGTTAATCAGCGTATCGAGTGCAGTCCCTTTTTTCCAATAACCACGCCCTTCTGTTTTATCTATAAATTCCTCAATAGATATTTCTTCAAAATTTGCCTTTGCCTCTTTATATCTATGGAATATTTTTACTCTTTTAAGTTTCATTACACAACCTCCTCCCAATATTCAATAAATTTATCCATATTTTTCTTCACTTTTTCAGATGGATTAATATGATTCTTATAGTCTTTAATACAATTATCTATTAAAGTTTTTGATATTTGAGGTTCGTTTTCTTCAAGCCAATCAAGTGCATCATCAATACATTGATACACACCCTCATTTCCAAATCTTTCTGCAACACCTTTAATCATATTACGCAAATCATTTGAGGTTCTAATTTGATGCGTCTTTTTAAAATATCTTACAAGAACATCCCAATCTTTGCTTGGAATTTCAAGTGTATGTTTGATTGCTATTTTCTTCATTACACAACCTCCTTGTTTTTTATCCTTTATTTAGTGTTGTTGTTAAATTAACTTACCATAAGTTACGGGCTTTAATTAATACAATGCAAGCACTTTGTTAATTATTTTTTACAGCGGGCAAAACAAACACAGCAAGTAATACAAAGCATAGGTAAGAATTCAACAGCATAAGCTTTAAAGCATAGATCAAAACAAACCAGGGCAAAGCACAGCACAGAATAAAACAAGGTTGGAAGGTAATTAGATAAAATTAAAATATAGCTGCAACGGGTCCTCACACACCACCCACAACACACAACAACACCAGGCAAGGCGGATTGAGAGCTTCACGAGGAGGGTGAGAGCGTACAGCACAAAAGCAGGGTAGGGCATCCACTCACCTCACAAAATGCAATTATTAAGTACAGATAGCATAAAAATTAAAAATATTTCATAGAAGTGCCTGTAGCACTTAAATTATAAGCTATGGAAGCTAAGAAGATAAGTGCCAAACAATATACCAGGGATTTAGCGTTGAAGCCTGTAATTGAAAAAGCTATTGAGGTTTATGCTTGTAAGCCGGATATACGCCATCAAGATGCAGCAGCGATGCTTAAAGTTTCAGAGAATACTTTGTATAAGCTCCGGCGTGATCCGAACTTTTGGGAACAGGTGTATAATTACTACATGGTTACTTTTGAGGGTGATGTTGTAGGCATACTTCGTGCTATGGTGCGTGAAGGTTTAGCTGGTAATGTTCAGGCTGGTAGGCTTGTGTTGGAACATAGTGGTAAATTACAGAAGAATATTAACATTACTATTCAATCGCCGTTTGAGAAGTGGATGGATAAGGCTAAGGGTGGTGTTGAGATTGAAGATGCAGAGATAATTGAGGATTTAAAGGCTATAGAAGATGATTTTAGTGATTTGCCGCCGAGATCAGCAGATAAAGGAACATGGAAGGCACGGAACGATCATATAGCCGTTAGAAATGCCACTACAAAGGAAGAAAGCCGTGTTAGGCGGAATGAGGCTCGGAAGATAATGAGAAGGTGGCTTAAAAGGGCAAATGCGGTAGGGGTTGAGCCTTTACCGGCACGCCGCCCAACACCGGGGCAACGAAAGGCTTGGGAAAAGAAGATTATAGCCGCAGAGAAGAAGGCATAGGAACATTAGCTGGAACAAGCTGGCAATAACAAAACTCTTTACAAACTGAAAACCCGGAAGCGGGCAAACCAATAGATTCCCATGTATTCCAAGTTTCTACCTGCCCTATTCTACCTTCGCAATCAACGCATATTTTAGGTGAACCAACAGATACCCACTGCATCATTACGCTATCCCCATAAACTCTATCCGCTCCGAGCCGAGATGCCTGCATAACTGAAGATACGATTCCTCGCTTAATATTATTTCGTAATTCCCCGAAGATTCTTCCATTCGTGGCAAGATCATTTCCGAGTATATTAAGGATTTCTGCCTCTGTAATTCCTGCGTTGCGAAGTAGGGCGATTTCTCTCTCGATCTTCGTAACGAATATATCAATCGCAAAGCTAATCCCAAGTGTTGCCCACAAAAGGATGTTCTCATCCTCTTCTTCAATAACTTGCGTATCTTGTTCTTCATCTGCCATTATTTTTTAAGTGCCTTTCCAATATCTTTGGATATGCTTTTCATTACCTTTTTTGAATTGGTTTCATAATTAGGATGCCCCTTAGAAAACCCAATAAAAGGTCGTTTAGGGCGTTTTTTTGAGCCTGATTCTTTACCTGTATGATTCCACCAGCCATATTTATTCATTGAGAGAGTATCTTCTTTAGCCTTAACACTTTGGTATAGCCAGCCCTTATCTATCATAACCTTATCATGCCCTTTTAATAATTTTGTAAATGAAGCATTATCATCAAGCCCTGAACCATCTCTGCCTCTCTGGTTATCAATATTTCGCAATGTTTCTGATTCCCACTGCTTGGCTACGGTAGAGGAAGTACCTTTAAGTATCTCTTCTATTTTACCCGCTAATTTACCGAAATCAAAGGTTGTTTTAATCTGTAATTTCACGGGCGAACCTTTCTCCTGCTCTTTTAGCCTCTTGATAGCGTGGCACTTCTTCTAAAATGGCACTTTCTGCGAACCCTTCAGCCCATTCCTGTGGGCTTTTAAGAATTTCCTCTATGTTGCCTGTAAGTTTTATATCAAACTTCGTTAGTTCTTTGAGATACTTGGCGTGCTTTCTCAAAGATAGAAAGTTTTTCGTTTCTCTGCTTGTTTCCGGCAATTGATAACTCCGCTTGTTCTAAGGTTAGATCGTTATTGTATTCCATTAAAAGCCCCACTTCGTTAATTAAGTTCATTTCTAAGCGGTGCTTATCCCATAATATTTGATCCTGCACTGTTTTTGGATATTCCGGCTCTTTAAAGTCCAATCCAAGGTCATCCGGCAGTGAAACGCCGAAACTTTTAGCAATTTTGCGTTCTACGCTGTATAAATCTTCCTCATACATCCGCCAGAGGGCTAAATCATCGAGATAATCCTCTGTGCGTTCCAAATCCTTTATCATAAGTGAAATCCCGGATGGCACTTCACCCCCCTGTTCACTCCACTGCACCCAAAGATGGTTGTTCTGGGCTACAAGCTCTACTAAGAACTTAATGTTCTCAATAACACTTACTACATTGCCCTGCGGTGCTACAATATCATAACTTGAGCCTTCTGGAAGTTCTAAAGTAACATCTGAGCCAGTTCTTTGTTTGTTACCCATCTCAGCCCCTACCATTACCGGCTGCCCGAACATCTGAAAGCGTAAACCAAGCTGCATTTCCGTCATAGCAATATTAACATGCTCATTGGCGTTAATAATATCATTCGCACCTTCAACATAAAAACTATCGGTTTGGTTCTCACGGTGCGTAAACACAAAAGGCAAAACGCCGTAATTATGAGGAATCTCAGCTATAATAGTGCCATCTTCATCCATAGAGATATATCTTTCGGCATCCCAGTAGGCATAAGTTAGCTTTTCAACCTTAGAGCTATCTTCTACAGGTTGTAAAATTGGATAAGAAAGAGCAGTAGGAATGAAAGGATCATCGCCGAAAAACACATGGAAAAAATAGATCGGGCGATAATCAAAATAAGGAGATTCACTCTCATTCCATACCACTCTGGTAGCGATAGTCCCGCAAAGGCGGGTCATTCGCTCAATATGCTTCATGCGGGCATCTTTTATAGTTGTAAGATCTGAATACCTATCTCCAGCTCTGCGTGTTGCCCCAATAGTATAAATTCTACTCATCTTATTGATGAATTTTCTGGTTATATTTGTTTCTACAGGCGGAATTTCACTAAAAGCTGCCCCTGAGAACATTTTTTTGATATAATTTGCCGTATCGTTGCCGTTGTAGTAATCCAACAGCTTCTCTATGTGGTTCTCACGGCTCTTAGCGTTGTGTAGCTTTAAATTCCTAATTGATTCTGCAATAATGTTCATCTTTTAATTATTTTAACCTCTCTGTTTTTAATTGGAAACCTGTTTATGAAGAAATATCTAACCATATCTCCGCCATGATCGTGATAACCATCTTTCAGGCTCTCAGGCTTGAGATCGCCTGTTGTTTCCGGGTATCTCAGGCTCTCTAAATCTTCCTGAATGCCCTTACAATGTTCGTTAATGTGAAACCTTCTGCTGCCATCCGCACTTTCTATAAATGCACGAACATGGCTCTCGCCGGAGGCTTTGTTCTTTGAAGTTTTATCTCTTACAGCTTTAACTATTATGCCATTGCGGCGAAATATCTCAATATCACCAAGCCCGGATTGCCCCTGTGCCTGCATACCTGCCGGATCGCCGAAATATTGCACAATATTGTAACTCTTAGCCTTAATAAGCTCAATTAAGGTATCCGTTTTAATATTTTCCTCGTGTATAATTTCATCTATCATATTGATATGCTCGATACCGCCAACTTTATATACCTGAAACCAACCAACAGCAGGCATACGATACCCGAAGTCAATAGCACAGTAAGTTGGAAAATTAGAGCTATAAGGGTAATGCCCAACATCAAGATTGCGATCAAAAGGATATACCCTACCTGCGAAACTCGTGAATTTAGCACCATATTCCTGATCGAATACCTCCTTACTCATATTTCGTTTACGTTCTATGATTACGGCATTTTTCTCACCACCCGGATAGGCATGGAAGTTCTCCCAAGCCGGGGCAGTGTGAGATTCCCAAACATTATCAGATTTACCGAGGAGATATTTATCATAAACCCAGTTAAAGCCTTGAGGTGTAGTTATGAAGATAGCCTTGCCGTTTCGCCTGCCAACCGCCGGTGAGATGTATTGATCCCATATATCCATCCTCATTTTCGCAGCTTCATCTAAAATAACCAGATCATACTCATCACCAACAAGCGAATCTGGATTATCCGCCGATAAACCATCTATGGTTGAACCCCAGCGAAAAGTAACGTGCTGATCTTTCTCAGATGATTTAACTACATCCTTTTTATTCGGAATAACCATAGTACGCCATATTTCATCAAAGAGCAGTTTAGATTTCTTATAAGATAGCCCCACAAGGGCAACTTTTTTATTTGGCAACGAAGCCATAAACGATGCTTCCTTCGCAGAAGCATAAGTTTTTCCATACCCACGCCCACAAACAATAACGAAGAAACGAGAGCTTTTCTTTTTTGGGAAGTGAAGCATGGATTGTCCCCTGTGAGGCTTATAGCCCATAAAGTCAAACCACTCCCGTTTGTATGTAGTGAGATTGTTATTCAAATTCTAAGGTGCTTTAAAGTATTACTTTAAATTATTAGCGAAAGTATTGTAAATACTTGCATAATGTTTCTATGTTAATTTAAGTTTAGTTATCCGAATCGTGCAAGAATTTGCACACTTAACCAAAAAAAGGAGGGCAGTATGCCTGAAGAATTAGTACAAGATACCGTACAAGAGAACCTTGATATTAAGGTAGAGAATAAGCCAGAAGCTAACGCCGATTCTGGGTTATTGCAAGAAGTGATGGCAAAGAAAGCTGCAATTAAAGAATTGCAAGCTAAATTGGCTGAACATGAAGCTGCAAGCGAAAAGAGGCGACAGGAGCAACTTTCCGATGATGGAAAAAAAGATGAACTCATAGCTGAACTTAATTCAAAAGTTGAGAAACTGGAAGGCGAATATACTCGGCTCTCAAAATATGAGGATGATGAAAAAACTTCACTCATCACATCTATAGCTTCTGATGAAGCGGAAGCGGAAGAGCTTTCAAAAGAAAGCCTTTCTACGCTTCGCTTATTAAATAAAAAGATTGCTACCAAGCCTTCTGAAGCTCCTACTGCTCGTGGATCGGTCGGGAATCAACCGCCGCCAAAGGATTGGACTAAATTAAGTCCTGATGAGCTTAGAAGTAGTTGGGGTGATATAGTAAAAGATGCTATTTCAAGAGGCAATAAAAATTAAAAGCGTTATTACGCAAAGGAGAAATAAATGGCTTATTTAGACACAACCACAGGTGCAAATTTTATACCTGAATTATGGTCAGAACCTATTTACAAGTTCTTTTTTAGAAAGTTGAAGTTGAGAAATTCTGTAGATGATTATAGTGCTATGGTTAAAGATGCAGGAGATACAATACATATTCCAAAAATACAAATGGATGGCGTAGAAAGCAAAACTGCTTCAAGTGCTCTTTCTTTTTCAATAGCGGGAACTGAAGGAAAAGTTGATTTAGATATCAATAATTGGAAATACCTTGCTAATGTTTTTGAAGATATGGCTGTAATTCAATCAAACTCTGAGCTGATGGGTAAATATACAAAAATGTACGGAGAGGCACTTGCAAGAAAAGTTGAAACTGATTTGTGGGCAGAGCTTGATGGCTTTCAAACAAGAGTAGATGTACCTGCGAATAATACATTTACAGTAGCTACATTAGAAACAGTTCTTGCCAATTTGTATTCTTTTGATATTGATCCCAATGATTGCTCAATGGCTTTAAGTAATCTATTGTTGGCAGATATACTTGATCCCTCTGCCGGTGTAGCTCAGTATTTCATAAGACAAGACGCAGTTGGCGATGGATCAGGATTAAGAACAGGTGCTGTTGGTTTAATATATGGAATGGATGTGTTCCATACTGCAGCAGCCCCAACGGCAACTACTAACGACCTTGCGATTGGTGCTGTCTATCCATCAAACGCCTGTGTAATAGCTATGCAGCAAGACATCAGGGTTCAGGCTCAATATGATGTAGCATATCTTGGAACAAAAGTTGTTGCAGATATGATCTATGGAATGAAGCTGGTTGATGAATCAGGGGATTTGAGAGGAATGAATCTCGTTAATCTTGGTTAATCTTAATGGTTAATTAAATATAAGGGGTGGGTTCTCCTGCCCCTTATGTTAAAGGAGAGTTTATGATATATTTAAAAGCTGTAAATGGTCAGGTTAAAACATATAAAGACCATGATGTGAAAACAATAGAATCGTTATTAGCTACAGGCAAATGGGTGAGAGTAGAAGGCTTAAAAGATGTTGCTCCCTATTCTAACCCAAAAACAGCTAAAAAGAAAGCAGCTAAAAAGAAATGAGTAAAAATTCACTAACGGGGAAAAATAGAGTTGTTCGCAAAAAGGGCGATCTTACTGGTAGCGGTAAAGGTGATTGGCTTCGGGTTGGCTTAATTGATGAGCAGTATAAAAAGAATTACGATAAAATATTCGGGAAGCAATGCCAAAATTCGGCAGACGATCTAAAGAACGCTTAGATACCTGCCACCCAGATTTACAAGTTTTATTTAATCATGTAATTGAGAGAATTGATTGCTCTGTACTCTGTGGGCATCGGGGTAAAGAGGATCAAAATAAGGCTGTAGCTGAGGGCAGATCGAAAGCAGTTTACCCAAAAGGGCGGCATAACGCCAGCCCATCTTTAGCTTGCGATGTAGCCCCGTATCCTGTTGATTGGAATGATAGAGAGAGGTGGTTTTATTTTGCGGGCTTTGTTCTCGCTACAGCTAAAATTTTAAAGGAATTAGGCGAAATATCTCACAATATCAGGTGGGGCGGTAACTGGCGGGGCTTTAATAACGGGATCATTGATTTTAAGAAGAATACCTTTGATGATCTTCCACACTTTGAGATCATAAGTGAAAAAAATTAGCATAGGAAACTGGATAACTATAGGGCTTGTATTTGGCAACCTATTATTTACGGCGGGAATAATATCGGAAAACATAGAAACCGTCCAAAATGATGCAAATATGGCTCTCAAAATGGCAATCTCAAATGATAAGCGGGTTGCAGTGTTAGAATCCAAGATAGATCAGGGCTTTTCAAATTTAGAAAAGTTAATTGTAAATGGGAAATAATGGAACAGATTATACTTGTTGCAGAAAAGTTTGGATTACCAGTTGTAATGCTTGGGGCGGTTCTGTGGGGTATTGTGAAAATGTTTAACTGGCTGGCAAACGATTTAACGGTGCAGATAAAAAAGAACGAAGAGCGCATAGAGAATATTGTTATTAAACTGATTGATAATTCTAAAAAGGAAAGAGAATTAAACAGGGAGAATTTTTATTCCATCTTAAACAGGATGGATGCCCTTGTGGATATATTGGTAAAACTTACAGGAAACGGACTTGGGAGAAAAGAATGAATAAAGTATTAGCTGTGATACAGAATTTGGCAGTTAAAATGGTTTTAGGTCAAAAGGATAAAATCGTTGAAGCTATTAATAAGAAGATTGATATTCCTTTTGCCTCTGAAAAAGATGAGAAGGAACTGCTGGAAGGTATATGGGAACTTATTGAAGAAGGCATAAAGGATGCCTTTAAAAAGTGATTGGCTCTCTGATACTAAGGATTGCCCCGAAAATAACCCAGATAGTGGTAGAAGAATTGGCACATCGCTTTAAGCCTGTTGAGAAGTATGTCTTTGAGGACAATGAGCTTGATTTAAAAGTTGCGGAATTAGAAAAAAGAATTAAAAAATTAGAGAATGCTGAATAACCTCACAGTAGATCATTATGATGGTATGCGAGCTGTAAAGGTGGGTGATAAATCTACCTGTATGGATATTGGCGAATCATCTGTGCGTTTTAACGGTGAAATCTATACAACCGTTGGTTTAAATGTAGGTGGTACTGTTATTGATAGTAATTTTCGTAAGATTATTAACACAGGCTGGTATGCCTCTGTTTCTACGAAGATTTATATGCCTCTTAATGGTTATATTATTGAAAAGACATCCACTACATCAAGCAATGAATATCTTGCTTTTATCTGCCCCTATGATGGCGAGGTTGAGCAAGTTATTTGCAGGAGTGAGGCTGCCTGTGGGAGTACGATAGTGGGTGTGCATTTATCTTCAAATGGGGTTGAAGTACCGAGTGCCACTGCATCTTATACGGTTACGGAAAATATGGCTGTGGATGATACTTCTTATAAGTTCGCCTTTGATTCTGCCACGTTTTCAGCAGGGCAGGTGATGGCTATTTCTTTTGATCCTACCAGTATTAGTTATGATACCAATGCCACCATTGTATTGAAGTTTGATTTGAAGAAGGGTTTGTAATGGCTTCGCTTACAGGCAAATCACCAGCACAGTTCTATAAAGATTTACCTCATATATCTAATTCTAATACGGGTATTGATGCTACAACCCGGAGAATATTTGATGGGGCTGGCAATACAATTTCTATTCTACTTTCTGATGATGTTTTGGGGGTTCAGCCGGCAAATGATGATACTACTGGAACATTTTATGTTAAGAAGAACAATGGCAGTACAGTTTTTAATGTAGATACAACAAATTCACTTGTAAAAACTGGCGCAGAACAAGTTAATGCTACTACGCAATATAAATACTTTTCATCAATGGGGCTTGTGCCGTTAGCAGGAAGCCACATGGTTTTGTTTGGCAATCCATCTGGGCATTATGGAACAACCGTTTCTGAAGAAGAGCTTGGCAGCGGTACTGATCCCGCAACTACAAAGGATATGAGTACCGGCAATGATGCCGCCTATTGGACAGCCTTTTTATGGTATTTACCTGATGCTATCACTTTGGATGCTGTTCATGTATTTATGGCTGTTAATTCTGCTACATCAGGGGATTTGAATTATCATTTAATGAGTTATGATATTGATATAGGCAACGGTGCAACTTCAGGAGATTTATCAGGGGGGGTTGTTTTGGCAGATGGTAGTGCTATTACGGGTGTAGATAGGTTAGCAATTGATTATCAGGCTTTAACAATCCAGAGTAGTGATGTAGATTCAAGGAAAGTAATTTTAGCAACGGTTGAATCTACAAGCACCTTTCCAGTATCAGTCAATATGAGCGTGAAATATCACATTAGATAAGGAGAATTAGAAATGGCAAAACATGGTGGAAAGACAAGAGGGGTAGGAAATGGTTTAGGCTTTCAAGGAACTTTTAATGGTGGAAATTTGGGACCTCCTACACTTGAAAAAACAAAATCAGTTTCTTATAATGCAACTACTTCAGATCAGATATTTGCCATATCTGCTGATGCTGGTGCGGCAACAAAAGAAGTAATGCCAGGTGCAGTTGAGGTTCAAAATACTGGTGGTGTACCTATCTTTTTAATGATAGGATATAGATCATATACAGATGATACCTCTGATGATGCTACTGATTATCTTCATGTATTATTAACACCGGGAGAATCATTTAATCCACCAGTTCGTGGTGTAATATCAAGTGCTGCTGATAATACTATTATGTTTGGAACTGCTGTTGATAATGCTGCACCTGATGGGAATATGTACACAGAATTTTCTGATGGAGTTGCAGATATTGATAGTGCTACATCAGCGGGGATTGTGGGTAATGCGACAAATACAACTGTTTATTTAGAACCATATACTTCGGCTGCTAACTGCTCGGCAAACCTATTTAGGGTTGGCGATCTAATTAGAGTTCGTAATGAAGTAATGGAAGTTACTGCAATAGGGGATAAATCAAATTTAGCTAATAATTATTTAACAGTTAAAAGAGATATGTATGGAACTGATGGTGGAACATCGGCAGTTGATAATGATAGTACAAGGCTGCCCTTTTTCAATGCTTACCACGACTTTGATAAATATACTGTTGCCCAAACTGATTCTAATGGCAAATTCAAGTGTTTCAACTTCTTTGGGCAGGGGCGTTCTGCAACAGAAAGTCAAGGCATAATACCGGGCAGTTTTTCTGTAAAATTCTATAATTCCGGCTACCAAACCCTCGGATTATCTGGTATTACATCCTCTACAAACACAGGCATTTCTGCCTCCACAGAATTAAAGCTGGATATTACAGTTGATGGTGGAACATTATTTCAGGATTTAACATTCACAACTGATAGTTCCAATGCGAATTTTGGTGGCACTAATGGGCTTATTTCAAAGATACAAGATGCACTTGATACTCAATTCTATACAGCAGGGAATTTATTTGAGAAGAAAGTAACAGTAGGCATAGCAAATGGTGATATTAAATTTACATCAGGAAGTAGTCTTTCGACATCCGCTATACTGCTTGCTGATACTGGTGATTCTGGGAGCTTTATTGATGCTGTTGCAAATGGCAGGATTCCAGCATCAGGAGATATACCCGCTGCTGTAGGTGCAAGGCTTCCTGATGATGTTGTTTATGATCGGATTACTTATGCTACATCTCCAAACACAGGGGCATTTGGCTATGATAATGGTGAAGGAAGATTATTTGGGATGTGTAATGGAACGATCAATTACGAAACCGGTGCAATAGATATGACAGGCTGTCCTGTTAATGCTGAATTTGTTGTAAGTGCTTTAACTAATTCTGCTTTCTCCGGCAAATTAAATGAAGCAGAAGCAGATCGTATTAATTCTATTGTTGAGATACTTGCAAATACACCAAGCCAGAAATGGGATGGTTCTGTTAAGGTAAGGAGTTGGTAATGCCTAAATGCAAGAAGAAGAAACCGAAACGCAGGAGTAACTAATGGCTACAGCACCCATATATTGCACTCACAAGGAACTTAAACGGGTTTACCCGCAGATAGATGCGTTTGATACAAAAACACCCATTTACGGATGGGCTACTGATGATGTATATGTTGCGTATGACAGTGGGCTTGTTACGGATTTATTTATAGACGGCAAAGACCAAGGCTCTGGAAAACAGACAATCGGAACTGTCGCTGCCACTGCCGTAGATAACGCCGGAGGTTATACTGCTACTGCTACATCTATTGTGGTGGATGATGGCACACTTGTTACGGATGATACATATATAAAAATTGGCAGTGAGGTTTTATATATCTCTACAATAACAACCAACACGCTAACGGTAGCACGGGGTAAATTTGGGACTACTGCGGCTGCTATTTCAGATGATGATTCTGTTTTTAAGCACCTTCAAGCTTCAACAACAGGAAGCGCCCCTGGCAGCAACGGGAACTGGCTATATGATTCTGATAATGATTTCCTTGTTTTAAAATATGGTTCAGACCCTAATGATTTACTCACAGAGGCGGGGGAAGATTTTGATACGCTTATTACCCAATTTCGCACAGACGCTTCAAGATATATGGATTCTAAGCTCGACCCCAATCTCCCAAGAGAGCAGCTCAAAGACAAATCAGGTAATTTTGATTATATGGTAATTCGCACGTCAGCGTTAATAGCTGCGGCTTTTCTAATTCGTGCTACCGATCCAACTAACGAAGTAGCAACCGCCCTTATGGAAGAGGCACAAGGCAACATAGATGCACTAAACACCGGCGGTGCTGCATTGTCGTGGCAAACAACTCGTGATGCTTCTCGTGGCATAATAAGAGATGTAAGCTATACAGATGGTAGTGTTCGCCCTGTTGATACAAGAGGGACTTGGAATGGAACATTTGATCTTATACGGGTATTGGTTGTAACTGGCGGGGCTTTAGATGGAACGGCTACTTATTCTGTATGGGTTAAAGATGGTGATAAATTAGGCAACCAACAGGGAAGCCAAGTTGTTACTGCCGAAAAAATTAATGGTGATTATCAAAGCCTCGCAGGGGGTTTACAGATCCGGTTCGCAGGTGAGAGTAAAACTTCAGTTGCCACGGCTACTAATGAGTGGGAAATAGAAGTTATGGGGGCAGGAGAGCACGTTGATGCTTCCGGGGTTAAAAGTGTTCATAATTCCAGATGGCTGTAAGTTTTACTAACAACTGGAAGAATATTCTTGATAAATTAGAGAACACGCTACGAACTGAATTTAAGGGTGCTTTGCCGGTTTACAGGGGCAATAAAGCACCAGCAGGTTCTACATACCTGCAACTAAATCCTATTGGATCAGAGCTTTTGGAATATAATGTTACCTCTGAAACACGGGAATTTACCATACAGATTTTGTATTACTTTTTAGAGACTAATGTGAAAGATAGTGCGTTGGACCACATTTTACGCACAGTTTCACGAATAGAGGCTCTAATACACGATAACATGGCTATGACACTTTCTGGTAGCAGTAGTTTGTTTAATTGCCGGATGCAAAATACAACGCTCAATGCCGGTGAAGAAGATATGTATGTTGTTGAATGGGAATACAAATGTATGCACTTAGGCAATATTTCATAAGGAGATAATATGAAAATAAAACTGATAGATAAAGGTACAGCTCTCCCAAATATGTGGAAATCTTGTGGGGCTTCTTATGGGGATTGGGAAGAGTTGCGAAATGGTAAAGAAATTGAAGTAAAATCTGTTCCAGATGCAATAAGTAGTTTAGTAAGCGTTTCTGGTGCAACAAAGAAAGGAGCTAAATAATGGCAACATCAGCTTTTACATTTTCACCTAAAGAGTGGAAGGCAGCCGTTGTATCGGATGCAACTAATGCAGGAACAACGGGAATAGGAACAACGATGAATCAATTAGATGTTGATTCAATATCGTTTCCATCTCTTAATGTTACACAAGCAATGGATGTTAGGAGTGGAGTTGGGCATACTCTAAAGGATGAAGATTTTTTTCAAGATAATAAAATGAGAGTAGTCGAATTAAGTCTATCTGGCACATTGCACGATGATGTTGGACATAGATTGTTATTGGCTAATATCTGTGGTGCTGCACAGGCGGATGATACAGATCAAACGATAGCGGCAGGTCATAAAATAATATCACAATTATATGGTGCTGCGGTAACGAATAACGCATCATCATTGACTGTAGTATTACAACCATCGGATATTACTAATCAAACAGGGTTAGAGCTTTTCGGTTGTGTGGTTACTAACTTCACAATTTCGGCTGATGCTGGCACAGAGGGCGGAAGATATAAATGGTCTGCTACATTGCAAACTGGCAAAACTCCCGATTTGACTTCTACTGCAAATCCTACAATAACCGCTTATGCAAATACTACGGGTACAACCTTAGGGTCTGCATCAGTAACAAAGGTATATAATAAGGATGCAATGTTAAATAGCTTTACTACAACGATTGATTATCCTGCTGTATTTACAGGCATATCATCAACGGGGTATCAAGCTGTAGCAAGAGGTGCAGAATGTTCGGTAACTCACGATTGTCAAGTTAAATACGATAGTGAAACTAAAGGCTTCGTAAACTCATTTGATACGCAAACTGCTGCAATGGCAGAAAACACATTTATTATTGCCAACAATGGAAAATTTGGCGTAGATACAGCCAATGGTGTACTTACTAATGTAGCGTACTCAGAGGGCGATATAATGATGCTTGATGTTTCGATTAAGGCAGTAGATGATGGCACAGATGCACTACTAATAGTTGATTTGAGTGATTAATATGGAAAAGCTAAAGCTAAAATCAGGGCGTGAAATTGGTATCAAGGATGTATCTCTTGATGAGAGAGATCAGATGCTGGATAGCGTAGAGTATTTATATGATGATAAAGGTAATGTTACCGGCGTTAAAATGATGCACTCTACTATAACTAAATGGCTGCGTTTTGGGCTAAATGGTAAAGCAGATGATAAATATATTCTTGGCTTAAACTTTGAAGAGAGAACTGAGATATTCCTCAAGATGCAGGAGAAATTGCTGACGGGGGAAGGGAACGCCTCCAGCTCGAAATAAACATCCATGCGGAATGGTGTGGGGGCTGTAGGTTTCATACATATCCGTATGATGCAGAGCCTCCTATTCGTATAGATGGTAAGCAGGAAATTCGCACATTCAAGTGTGATGAAGATGTATGGAAAATAATTGATCTATTAATAGAAGAGGCGAGAGGTTTCAATGAAAAAGGCAAAGAGTTTGATATTGCGAAGTCGGTCAATGCTCAGTTGCCTTTTTTTTGTTGCAGAAACATTGTTCAATCCAGAGAACACCAAAAAGATATTGAAAGATATATATACAGCGAGCAGTTCGGCATTCCGCCGTATCCGGGTAGCTATGGTGAGCAGCCTGCGAAATGGGTGGATAGAGCTTTTATTATCAAAAATACGCTCGCTAAAAAACAAAAGGATCAAATAGATGCCACAAGAAACGATACTAATTAAGTTTAAGCCGGAAGGCGATAAAGAGCTGATACAGGCAATAAATGCTTTAGGCAAGGCACAGATTGGCTTAGTAAACTCGCAAGCTAAAGTGGCAAAGGCTAATAAGGATTCAGTTAAAGCACAATTAGAGTTAGCCAGAGCTGGTAGAATTGCAAAACAAACTTCCGATGATTTAGCAAGGCAAAGGAAGAAAGAAGAAATTGCAACGATAAAAAATAAAGATGCAATAAGAGCCAATAAATTACAGATTAAACAAGAAGATGCTGCCCGCAAAAAAGTTCTCTCAACTTTGAAGGCTGATATATTGGCAAGAAATAGATTAGCTGCTGCAACAAAGGGTGCAACAGCAGCCACTGCGGGAGCTACTAAAGCATCAGGTATCCTTAGTACAAGGAATAAACGGCTTGCCAAAACGAATGGTATGCTTGCGAATTCTTTTGCCACGCTTCGCTCAAAGCTACTCCTTATATCTTTCGGGGCAATGTTAATTGAAAGAGCTTTTGTTTCTCTTGTTAAAGCCTATGGCAGACAGGAAGCTGCGAATGAAAAGCTCCGGGTAGGGCTTGGAAATGTTCAGGATACAACTGAGGGCGTAACACAGCGTTTAGTGGATTATTCTGCCGCCTTACAGCAAACTACAGCTTTTGGTGATGAGATGATAACTACGGGGATGGTGCAGTTCACTACTTTTGGCTTAAATGAAAAGGCTATAAAAGCCTTAACGCCTCAAGTTCTAAATGTAGCACGGGCGATACAAACTGTTTCCGGCACAATGCCTGATCTCAATTCATTGTTTATTGCATTTGGTAAAGCTACCACTACTGGAATTGGAACACTTACAAGATATGGTGTTGTTTTAACGGATGCTGAGAGGGCACAGCTTAAAAATATGGATGCGAGCGAAAGTGCTGTCGCAATAGGAAAAATACTTGAAAGGCAATATGGTGGGCTTGCTGAGGCGTATGCGAAAACTACATCAGGGATGCTGGAGGCTGCTGATGCCGCCCGTGGGGATGCTGCGGAAGCATTTGGTAAGGTTTTAGCACCTACTGTATTGGCGGTATCAAAAGGCTTAAAATTAATGTTTGAAGCCATGACACCAGCACGAATAGGCAGAATGACAACTGCTGTACTTGCATTTGCAGGTGCATTTGGAACTGCGAAACTTGCTGTAATACTCTATTCCGGGGCTATGAAGACTGCTGCCGTAGCTACATTGAATTTTGGTAAAGCATTGATGAGAAATCCAATATTTTTGCTTGCAAGTGCCTTTTCTATAGCGGCTGTTGCCGTAGCTGAGTATTTTGGAGTTTTTGATGAAGAGCCTCTAACGGATGCCCAGAAGCGACAACTTGAACTTATAGAATCTACAAGTAAACTTGCAGAAGCACAAGACAAGGGTGCAGAGAAATTACAGAACCAGCTTGATTTATTAAATGCGAAAACAGAAGTTGATAAAATGCTCATACAATTAGGGCATGAGGCTTCTGATACAGAGAGAGAATTAATAGATACTATTATTGCGAAAACACAGGCAATAAAAGATGAAGCTCAGGCACTAAAAGATTTAGAGCGTGTTGAAAAAAGTACAGCCTCCTTACACGATCAAGCGTTATTGCTTCGCATGGAAAATGCTGGTGTAGATGAAAAACTGATAGCTCTTAAAGAACTACAAGTTGAAGGGCAAAATGCTTTAAATAAAGAGATGCTGGGATTTGTTGAAATTGATGCACGGAATATAGAAAATATAAAACTAACTGTAGAGGGTACAGAAACATTAACTGGTAAACAACAGGACTACCTTAATGCTCTACATTCGGTCTTATTGGAAAAAATGAAATTAATAATAACTGGTGATGAAGAAATTACCCAATTAGCCACTTTGCATGATGTATATGCTGAAACTTATTCGGCTATATCAGATATAGTTACCGCCAATCAAAACAGAATTATGGCTGGCATTAAAGAGCAGAACAATGCAGAAATTTCTGAACTTAAAAAAACAACTAAATATAAAAACGCTACCTCTGCCCAGCAGGAAAAAATGGAAGCTGATATTAAAAAGAAGAGAGAAAAAGAGTTTATAAAAGCCTTCAGGATGCAACAAGCAGCACAAATTGGACAAGTATGGATGAATATCGCATTAGCGGCTGCACGGCAATTTGCAGATATGCCATTGCCCGCCGCCATGTTGGCACAGCCAGCACTTCTTGCTATTGGTGCTATTCAATCGGCGGCAATATTGGCTCAAAGCCCTCCTAAGATGGAGCGTGGCGGCATAATTGGTGGCAGGCGGCACTCTCAGGGCGGTACTATGATAAACGCCGAACAGGGTGAGTTTATTGTTAAAAGAGATGCTGTTGCTAATCTTGGAATACCAATGTTACAAGCTATTAATGCTGGAGACAAAGAGATAATAAAGGAAAGAGTATCTCAATTTAAAGAGGGTGGTCTAATAACTAATAATATTGTTGAAAGGTTTAAAGAAGGTGGATTGGTTACTAATAATGTTTTTGAGCGATTTGAGAAGGGTGGGACTGTTGAAAGACCCCCTATAAATATTTCAAATATGCTACCAACCCCAGATATGCCCACAGCAGCACCAGCACAAATAACTGTAAATGTATCCGGCAATGTAATGTCCCAGGATTTCGTAGAGGGCGAACTCTCAGAGCAAATTCGGGAAGCAGTACGCCGAGGCACAGATTTCGGGATTAGTTAATGCTAACAATACCCACCAATTTTAATAACGATATACAGGGCAAGGATACCAATCTTTTCCCTTTTGTTGCTATTGGTAATTACCCAGACGATTACACCAATTATGCCCCACTTATTGCTATTTCCACAAATGTAGCCACAATCGGGGGTGATTATTTTAAGCCACTTCTTTTAAATGTGCCGGGCATTAAAGAATCTATTGATGTAGAGAAACGAAACTACAAAATTTCCAATGTAACACTAAATATATCAAATGCACCCTATGAAGGCGTGAGGTTCTCTGAACTTGTGCAGGATAAATCACTTATCAATATGGAAGTTCGCATATTCTGGGCAAGCCCCTCTATTTCTGGTTATTCTCTTTATGACTATAATCCAGATTGGATTACTGATGGTTCTGCGTTTTTAGCTTACTTCGGCACAATTCGCAGATATACCCACGATGATGAGAAGGTACAAATCCAATTAGAAGATAGAAGCCAATCCAAGTTACATAAAGACCTACCAATGGAATATCTCGGTACAGGTAATGAAGTGCCTGATAAATATAAAAATAAGCCCATTCCGATGGTTTACGGGGAAGTAGATAGAAGCCCGTGTGTTTTAGAGTATGTTTCAGACATAGATGAATTTACTGGCGATATTGTTGGAGATACGAAAATTATTTTTGGCTTAGAAGGGGGTGGTTATGAGCCATTACAGTTATTATTATTTGAACATGATAATTATATAGAAATAGGTGAAACTGTTGATCCCTATAATTATGGAGATAGTTTCCCAAGAGTTACTTTAGAAGGAGATGATTCCCACCTTTCAGTACAAGCGAAATTTTTTGGATATAGTGGGGGATTAGTTCAATATATTATTGATGAAAATTCTTTTCGCATAGAGGCTGTGCCAGATGCTCCTCAAATATTTAGCCAACTTATTGGGATAGCAAAATCAACTTTTGGCACTGGTAAACAAAATGCTTTTATACCAGATAAAGCTATAAATATGACTCTTGTAAGGGGGGTGCTGCCTAAAAAAATAGCAGATTTTTATAGAGAATTGCATGGTGCTGCACACGATAATGAATTTTTTGTTTATAGAGGATCAAGTTTAAAAGAAGATAATTCTAATTATGTTTATGGTACTATTTTAAATGAGTCTGGTGATGAATATGACGGAATGGATGGATCAGCACAGTGGGGTGGTGGCTCAATGCTTACTAATATGGGCAGTCAAGTTGATGGGGAATTAGATGATATAGGAAATATATTTAATAACAATCAGGGGGATGATTCTTCTACTGAATTTATGATAATTGGATATAAGCTTGATTTTAGCACAAATCCGGCTCTGCAGTTTAATGATTCTATGGTAGTCTGGAATCCACTTCAGATAGATTTAAATAGTGGTGATACTGAAATTTATGCCACTTCAGGTGATGGGTATCCATCTATGATGCTGTCTATATTAGACTTAGAAAATAATATTGCATCCACAGGCTTTAATCTCGATCATTATTCAAAGCAAAATAATATTACGGCAGACTCTTCAACTGGCTATTGGACAAATTCAGTACGAATGCAACAATTTGAAGATGTATTTGGATTTCGCAGATGTCATTCATTATATATATTGGGTATGATGCTTCCCGGTAGCTCTGTCGGAGACGGTGCTTCTGCTGGGATGATCAAAAATTCAGGATTAGAAATTTCTGTATTCGCTATTATCGAGGCATATCAGACAAAAGATTTCTACGCCAATGTAAAAGGAAGCGTTGATACAGGCAGCGATTATTTTACAACAGACGACAATGAATATCGTTATCCAGATAGGCAAATTAAACATATTTTATTAAATGAATTAGCATTTCAAGGTAATGTTGAACATCGAGTATGGAATTTTGATATTTATGCCCCTTGGTTTACTGATTTTACAATTAATAAGAAGATAAATTCTAAGAAATTAATTGAAGGCTTGGCTTCTGCTACACCACTGCTCCCCAGATTTGATAATATGGGCAATTTTAAACTTGATGCCATAGAAAGTAAATTTACAAGCGAGGATACAGGCGAAGTAATAAAAGCAGTAGATGTTATTGATTATTCATTTTCCAAAACCAAAATTGAAGATGTTTATACAAGAATAGAGTTTAAATATAATTGGGATTATGCGAGAGAAGAATTTTCTAAAACAGCAAATCTACTTATAAATGAATCTTGGGTAATTGCTAATTTAGGGATTGCAGGCTATGATTATAGCTTTTACGGGCTTGCCGAAGGAACTGCTGAAAGCAATTTAGTAGATTCAACATCTATTCCAGCCATTGAGGATGATGAGGTAAATGCAGATTCCACCCTTATTGTAGAGGATGATAGAGGCAAATATATAAGGGATGATAATACAGCAGGATATTTTGTTAAATGGCTCTTATATTGGCATTGTAACCAACACCTCAAAATGAAGGTTAAACTTCCTCTGAAATATATGAGCCTTGAAATTGGCGATTATGTTTATTTTGATGAGTTAATAAACGATGTTAAAGCCTATGGGGTTGATTATTCTAAAACATATATCGCAGGTGAAGTGCAGTTTTTAAACGGGCAACAGATATTTAGGCAGTTCCTCGTTACCTCTACAAATAAAACCTTAGAATATGTAGAAATTGAATGTATCCAGATGCATAATTTGACTGATAATTTAATACCTCTTTATGAAGGCGAAATAACCTATGTTTGCAATACCCCTGAAGCTATCAATTACGAAGGAATAGACTATGGACAAGGTATTCATCCAGATAACAACCTATGCATTTTTCCAGAATATGCTTGTGGCGTACCAGATTTCAATGGGCAACCACCAGATAATTATGAAGCATTAGCCGATACAACAGACGCCGAAGGTGTAACTGGTGATAGCACTTTAGCATTTAATACTTTAAATAGTGCACAAACATACTGGCAGGCTTTGCAGGGTGAAGATATAGGCTTATATAATGAATGGACTTGGTATATAAATGATATTAATGAATGTATTATCCCTGAGCCACCAGAAGCACCAACAGTTATATATGCTCATTTACGGACTTCTTTAGTAGGTGGCTCTCCGGCTTTTGACCATAATTATGTTATATATCCAGAATATTGGGATATTACAAATTGGGAGCAAGAATATGCCACCCATGCTCAAGCTGATGGAGATATTAATTTTGCTTTTAGCTTTGGGTGGAATAGCCCAGATGTTGGTATAGCAAGTGCAAAACTTAAACTTAATGTTCAAACATGGTCTGAAGCCTTTGATACTGATTTTTATGATATAGCCCTTAGTGAATTTACTGATATTAGTTGGAATGATATAGCCCCAGATTCATGGGATTGGTCTATACAAAGCACTATAATGATTACACCTATTGTCAAGATAACAAATGATTATGGCAATGAATATTCCATAACCTTAAATTTTACTATGCTTATATGGAGTCCATCAGGCGACGGCGACGCAGAGCCTCCTCCCCTATACACACCAAGGCTTAAATTACCATTTCAGCCCCTTGGAACAGTGTCTCCACTGCCGGTTGAGCCTTTTCCTACTCCAAGACCGGAATATGTGCCACCTCATTCTTATATGCCAAGACCACGACCCGGTTTTGGATATATACCAAAAAGCTGCCAAAACGCCCTCGGTGATGCGAACAGTGATGGGGCTATCAATGTGCTTGATATTGTGAATGTTATTAATCATATTCTTGATCGTAATTATTTAGAGGGCTGCGAATTAGAAGCTGCTGATTTTAATGAAGATGGTGCAGTGAATGTGTTGGATATTGTTAATATTGTAAATGAGATTTTATGATGATATACTACGGAAATAAAGAAGTAAGAATTGATGATAAGAATGTAGCCGGCATTGAAATTCGCTATCGTGGCTCTATTGAATATACCGATGTAACCCCGGAAGGATTTGGCATTTCGCATTCCAATAATATGATATTAGTATTCCCGTTTGGGGCAAAGAATGAACTTAGTGAGCTGTTTACATACAGGGGCGATTTTAAGATAATATCATGTAAAATAGCAACATGGGATGAAGAATATAAATCCGTGCCGGTTAAGCATGAAACCGATTATACCGTTACACGGCTTGATGGAAAGATAGAAGATATGACTTTGCCTATTGAGAAAATGAAAACTCCATCCACAGGCAGGGTAAGAAAAACAAAAGCATTAAAACAAGCTCTTGAAAACCTGCATACCGATACCCACAAAACATCCCTTTATTTAAAAGATGGTACTGAATATACTGGCTATTTCCATATCCATTTTGAAACAAATCAGGCTATGAGTGGTGCAACTTACGATGAAAGTTCAGTTAATTTATACATTAAGCAAATTTATGAGAATAAAGTAACTAAAAGAATTGGCAGGGGCATTAAGCCAACAAGAAGGCGTGGTGGTTCTGCCGGGGGTGGTTACTAATGGCTTATCAAAATGTAGGAACACCAAGGTTTTATATAGATTATTTCCAATTTGCAATGGCTACTGCTACTGGCAGTCCTTATAATGATGCATCTTTTGGATTAAATACCTCAAAACAATATTCTCATAGCACAACTGATTTTGGTGGAAATGTACATAAAACATTTAAAAGCTTTCATTTTACAGGTGCAATACCAAAATTAAATTATATTGCTGTTTTAGGGCATAATTTTGGTGATTTCACCACAGGGGGATTTAATTTAAGGCTTGATTCAGCTACAGTTACTGATGATTATGTTGAACGCCCATCTGATTATGAAATAGTAAATGCTGATTTTTCAAGCAACTATAATGCTCAATATAGTGGTTTTAGTATTGTAAAAATTACAGAGCCCTCAACCCCTGAAGATGCTAATAGAATTAAGTTTAGGCTACAAGCATCGGAGGCTTATAACATAAAAGGATCAGCATTTTCAACAGGGAATATTTACGAAATGCCACATTCGCCCAATCTATCACTTACTATGAGCCGGGAATATGGTGGTATAAAAGAATTTACAACTATGAACGGCTCATCTATGAGCAATACCATGTGGTCAAAACCACCAGCTTGGGGGGAGCTTGGTGCTTGGGAGCTTGGTAGTGGAAACCCTGCCTTATCTCGTTCTGGGCGTAGAACTTGGGATTTGAAATTTTCATATTTAGATGATAGCGATGTTTTTGGCTCTAACCAATCACTTTCACTTATAAGGCACGATCAAACAGATGGGGCAGATAGTGGAGATATTGCAAATGATGGTAATTTCAATTATACCCTACTAACGGATGAAAACTTTTTCTCCCAAGTATGGCACAAGACTTTAGGTGGAACGCTGCCATTTATATTTCAGCCTGATAAAGATAACAACAACCCTGACCAATTTGCTATATGTAAATTTAAAGATAATTCCCTGAAGGCTACCCAGAGTGCATTTAACGTCTATGATATTTCCCTTTCCATAGAGGAGGCTTGGTAGATGGCATATTCTAATGTGGGAACACCGAGATTTTATATAGATGTTTTACAATGGTACACATCTCTCGGGCTGGGAAAGCCAAATCAACCAGATGTGTTTGGCTTATATCCTTCTGGTAATCTTAAAGAATCAATAGAATCTTCCTTTGGGGGTCACCCAATATATTATTATAATTTTATCAATACAATGCCTTTGCAGTTAGATTATTGGGGAATATTAGGACATACTATTATAAGTAATGAATATCAATATATAAATGTACATGAGGGATCGGGCAGTGCTGCAACAAATTATTTTACCAATAGTCCACATCAAGAGATAGTTAACTTAGAATTACAAAGCAACACCTTTACATTTACATATAATGGGTTTTCTTTAACTGAAATTGATTATGACTATCCAGAATTTAATCGACTTGATTGCCGATTAAGTTCTCCAATTGGATGTATTACTATGGGAAAGATATACGAGATGCCCCACTCTCCTGAACTTAAGCTAACTATGACAAGAGAGATGGATGGGGTAAAACGGATTCGCACCAGAGGAGGTGCTGATCTGGTTAAACATCAATACACAAAACCTGCTATGTGGGGTATCCACCCTGCTTGGGAACTTTGGGATAATACTGCTAATACCTATGTAGGAAGTGAAAAGTTATTATCAAGGGCAGGCAGGCGTGTATGGGATTTATCCTTCTCATACCTTCAGGATAGTGATGTGTTTCCAGATGTAAGCTCTCTAACGAATTATGAAACTACGGGGTATAGTGATGGGGATGATGTTACCCTAAATACGCTCCTTGATGGTGATGACTTCTATTCACAGGTTATCCACAAAACTAATGGTGGGCAGTTACCTTTTATATTTCAGCCTGATAAGGATAATAATAATCCAGATCAGTTCGCTATCTGTAAATTTGATATGAACTCATTTAAATTCGATCAGGTTGCCAACGGGGTTTATAATGTGAAATTAAAGATCAGGGAAGTAATGTGAAATTAAAGATCAGGGAAGTTTGGTAAGCCGGGGATCACGAACAGGATAGCCTTGTTCGGCTGCGTACATTATAACTCTATCAATATATTCTGAAAATTCCTCTACAGTAAATTCTGAAGTTGTTTTTAATTTGAAGTGGCTTTTGCATACATCGTGCATTTCTTCGGCGTGGTAGCCTACTTGATCGCCGAACTCTCTTAGTATTGCCCAGTAATAGTTGTTTTGAGCTGTATTTCGCACCTTAGAGGGCTTTATATCAATATAGCACTCACTACTATCAATCAAGTGTAAATGCTCGGCTACGGCTCTCTCATCGTGCCATACTATTTTGCCGTTATCTATTTTAGCTGTGAATCTCATACAATTCTATCGGAATTATTTGGTTTTAATATTTTAATTGATCTTTGTATCGCTATGTTCTCTGGCATTAAATATCCCCTTGAGGTTGTTATTTCTACAGCCCTGAAGCCGCCCTCCCATCGTTTTAAATATTTAACGGGAAATATGTAAATTATATTATAATCCCCTATTAGATAAAGCCATGAGTTATCACCCCTGTTTATACCAGAGGGTGCATATTCTGGGTTGCCGGGGTATCGCTTTTCAGCGGTCTCTATATATAAATTCCCGGTTTTCTCATATTTCTTGTCATGTTTTATCTCAATGCCAGCCATATTTTCGCCTCTGGCAAATTGATATTTTTTACTATTAAATCCAACAACAGGTATTCCTTCATGGTACAATAAGTTATATACAAAATCTTCAAATTCTTGAGCCTCTTCAAGTTTATTATAAAATTCTTTATCATATTCTATATTTGATTGCCCCATACATCCCATCCTTTTGCTTGTTTTCTTGAAAATAGTTCTATTTTTTTACCCTTCGTGTAAAGTGTATCAATAATTTCTCTAAACTTTTCAGGCTTTTCAGAGTGAGCCTTTCGCTCTATCGACTGAACTGAATTAAATAGTTTTGAATTATCCGGCAAGCAACTCCCTTTAGTGCAAACAAGTAGAAGTTCATGGCGAACAGAATTATAATAGCCGAAATTGTGTTTTATCT